GTGCATCACCTGTCAGCATTGAAGTCAAGACCACGGTAACCTTTGAAGAAGGTCACAACTGGTCAAACACCAAGTCGGCTATTGAAGAAGCGGTTGATGCTTACTTCTTGGAATTAAGAAAGAACTGGTCAGAAACATCACAAACCATTGTCAGGGTGTCACAGATTGAAAACCGCATCCTTGGTGTTGATGGTGTGGTGGATGTGACCGGGACAAAACTGAACGGCACGGCAAGCAATATGACCTTGACAGAATTTTGCATACCAAAGTTAGGGGGTGTTTCTGCATGATAAGAGAAGTTGACCTTGTTTCATACTTACCGCCATTCATGCAGAACTACAAAGAACCCGTTGCAGCACTTGAAGCGGAAAACCCTGAATTTAGTCTGATGTGGTCGGCAACTGACAGGTGTTTGCGTAACCGCTTCATTTCAACTGCTGATGAATATGGAATCAGCAGATTTGAACGGATGCTGAAAATATACCCAACTGCTGATGATACCCTTGAATCAAGGCGTTCAAGGGTTCAAAGCAAATGGTTCAATACAATCCCGTACACTTGGAAAGTGTTACTTCAAAAGTTGCGTGTCCTTTGCGGTGACAGTGATTTTGAAGTAACTGGTGATTTCAAGACCGGGTACACACTGTATATTGACACTGACCTTGAATTATATGGTCAGGTGGAAGAACTGGAAAACATCATAAACACAATGATTCCTGAAAATCTTGTGGTTGTATCTAAGAACAGCATCCCATGCAACATCAAAGGTGCTGTTCTTTTTGGTGGTGGCATTTGCTTCATCAATGAATTTATCATCACAAACGATTTCCGGGAAGTATTTGATGTGAATGGTTCATCAGTCTTTGGTGGTGGAATCGTACAGACTGAAATGCTGAACATCACAAATGACAGTCAGGAAACAGTAAGTGTTCAGGGTACAGTGAACTTTGGTGGTAAGGCAACAGATACCGCAATGGTAACCATTTCAACAGATTTTAATGAAACAATCCGGGCAGATATGGATGCAAAGGCAGCATCCGGCGTTGTTCAGGTGGACTTCATTGAGATAAAAACAACATAGAAAGGAATGATAAGATGGCAGAGTATTCAAAACTTTACATCACAAACAACGGTCAGGCACTTATGGCAAAGATGATTGCCGGGTCAGGGAACATTGATTTTACAAAAATCTGTTCTTCCAGTTCCCAGTACACTGAAAGTCAGTTACAGGCATTGACCGCACTTAGCAACATCAAGCAGACAACCCTTATTTCCAAGGTTACCCGCACAAATGAAGTTGCAATCAAAATTGAAGCAGCGTATTCCAATGTAGACCTGAAAGAAGGTTACTATATGCGTACACTTGGCTTATATGCCGTTGACCCTGACAAGGGTGAAATCTTGTATGCAGTCTGCATTGAAAAGTCAAATAACTGTTATATGCCACCATATAACGGGGTTACGGTATCGGCTGCATACTTACAGTTATATACTACGGTAGGAAATGCGGACAGTGTATCACTTGAAGTCAGTCCCGGTGCGTATGCAACGGTTGGTGATATTCAGGCACTTGAAAAAGAAATTGCTGATCTGAAAGCCTTTGTTGGCTATACGGACGGTGACATTTACGGCGTTGAAGTGGATTTTGTCAATAAGAAGTTCACCCGTCTTGCCGGGGCAGTAAACCGTGCAGCGGGTTCAGGATTTGACGGAATCAACGCCTTTGGTGGCAGAAAGCGTTGTAACCTTACCAATGACGGGCGTGTTGCTGCATACTATGGTGAAGCCGGATTTTCCACTACTGGAAAACTGACACAGGCGGTTGATCGTAACCCGGTGGGTACTGAATCACCTGACGAAAACCTGAAATTCAGTGCCGGGACAATCGTTCAGGTAATGGTTGAACAACCAAAGTTCTATTACAAAGTTGTGCCGTTACTGGTTGAGAAGAAAGCAAAGGGTGGTCTTACAAGAAAAGTCAGATATTATGTGTCTGACACACCAAAGGCGGGATTCAAACTTCATCCGGCGTTTATTGTGAACGGTCAGGAAAATGATGTTGCATATCTTGCAGCCTTTGAAGGTTCACTTTGGGATGCTTCTGCAAGTGCTTATATCTTGGATGATTCACAGGTTGCTGACTTTGCTGCTGATATGTTATGCAGTATTGCCAATGCAAAACCGCTTTCAGGACTTACACAGAACGCAAACCGTGCCAATATCAGGAAACTTGCTGAAAAGCGTGGTACTGGTTGGGAACAGGGTGTTGTTCAGACGGCATCCGCTTCACAGATGCTTATGCTGATCGAATATGCAACCTTCAATATGCAGACGGCTATCGGTAACGGTGCTGTTTCCAAGACTGATGACGGTAAAACATCCATGACCGAAAACACAGGTGCAACGGTTACCCTTAGCAACGCATCAGGTGCGGTGACCAACAGTAACGGTATTCAGATTGTGTCATACCGTGGTGAAGAAAACTTTTGGGGCAACATTTGGTGGTGGATTGATGGAATCAATCACTATGCAAACGCAACCACAGGTGAGTGTGAAACCTATGTTGCAGATCATGGTTTTGCTGATGACATTAAGACAGCACCGTATGAAGATACAGGAATGACCGCAAAATATGGAAACGGTTATATTTCCGCTTTCTGCTATTCAGAAAATTTTGATTGGTTGTTCTTACCGGGTGAGTTCAACGGAAACACCGCACTTCCTGTTGGTGATTACTGTTGGAATCAGAACGGCACTGGTTGGCGTGTCGCTATATTGGGTGCTAGTTGGGGTAATGGCTTGGATGCCGGTGCTTTCTGTTGGTATCTGGGTAGTGCTTCTTCTGATCGTGGTCGGAAGATCGGCGGTCGGTTGGTGTATCGAAAAAAGGTAGCAGCATAGCAGACAACCAGTAATTCACACAATTTTAGGTAATCAGGATGCTATAAAGATGACGATTTTCAAGCAGAAAGACAATAAAAAAGGCAAAAACCAATGTCACTAAATTAGGTGCTAATTGGAATAATGGCTTGAATACCAGTGCTTTCTATTGGAATCTGAATAATGCTTCTTCTAATCGTAATCGGAATATCAGCAGTCAGTTAGTAAATGCACAAATATCACTTGAATCACCCCGTCAGAAATGACGGGGTGTCCTTATAAATCAATGTACTGAAAACTGATTACCGTGCCACTTGGCAAAACATCAAAATACATGGACTGTATTAGTAGACCGTCACCTGACGGGTTGAAAGTTCGGTTCAGTGCATACAGAAGGGAACAGACAGGCGTGAAAAGGTATGGCAATCTTTATGAAAAAATCTGTTCAATGGATAACCTGTATCTTGCGTTTCAACACGCAAAGAAAGGCAAGGGATGGTACAAGGAAGTTCAGCAGATTGAGAAAAGACCATACTATTATTTGGCTGCTCTGCAATGGATGCTTCAAAACCATTTATACAAAACTTCGGAATATGCCACTTTTACGAAAAAGGACGGCAAGAAGGAACGTGAAATATACAAACTTCCATTCTTCCCTGACAGAATTGCACAATGGGCGGTTTTACAGGTGATTGAACCGCAGTTATTAGCGTATTTCACTGATGACACATATTCAGCAATACCAAACAAGGGTATTCATGCAGCATATAAAAAGTTACGGATGGCGGTTGATACCGTGCCGGAAGAAATGATCTATTGCTTGAAAATAGACTGCAAGAAATTTTACCCTTCCATTGACCATGAAACACTAAAACAGAAGTTCAGACGGAAATACAAAGACCCTGAACTGCTTGAACTGATTGATGAAGTAGTTGATTCAATCAGCACTTGTCCGGCAACGGATGAAAACATTGAATTTTATCGGTCTTGTGGTAATGAAATCAAGATAGTGAAGGTAAACGGCAAGGACTTCATTGAAGGTGTCGGCATACCAATAGGGAATTATTTTTCACAGTATGACGGCAATTTCTTCTTATCAGGTTTTGACCACTGGATAAAAGAGGTTAAGCGGGTAAAGCACTATTACCGTTATATGGATGATATTTGTATTTTTGCAAGAACCAAAGAAGAACTGCATCAGTTGCTTGCAGAAATCAATGAATACTTCATACAGAATTTGAAATTAAGAATAAAAGGCAACTATCAGATATTTCCTTCGTTCATCCGTGGTATTGATTTTGTAGGGTACAGGATTTTCCTGAAAGATACACTTCTTAGAAAATCCACCTGTCAGGAATTTGAACGGAAAATGACCGCAATCAGGAAGAAAGTTGAAAGCGGTCAGGAAATGAACTATTCAGAATGGTGTGCGATCAATTCCTATAAGGGTTGGTTGAAATATTGTGATAGCAGCCGATTGTCTGAAAAATATATTGAACCAATTCAGCCTTATGCTGATAGGTACTATAAAGATCATATCAAGAAAGGTGGTAAAAAGCATGAAAAAGTACGGAAAAGTACGCAGCGTACCGCAGCCTGAACAGAAGGTCATTGATGACTATTCCGTTTGGATTGCAGAAAACATCACCCCGGTCACAGAAGCCGGGACAGATGAACAGCCGGGGTTCACTGGTTATGAATATGACCTGACCCAGTACACCAAGGATGAATACATCAAAATGATTGATGACAAGAACGCATCCTTGGAAGATCAGATGACACAGGCACAGGAAGCCATGTGTGAAATCTATGAAATGATGTCATAAGGAAGGGGTGAATGAATATGGCAAACATTTATGCAGCACTTATCATCAAGGGTAAGAAGTCAATCAATGATGTTCCTGACAAGATCAGGGATGAAGTCAAACAGGTGCTTATTGATGAAGGACACCCGGAACTGGCAGAAGGTGATAACTGATGTTGTTTCAGTTCATCATAAAAATATTATTCAGAAAGGATGTGGAAACTATGGCAGTAATCTATGCAACCCTTATCATTAAGGGCAAGAAAACCTTTGCTGATGTACCTGACAAAATCAAGGACAAAGTGAAGGAAGTTCTGATTGACCTTGATTGCCCTGAATTAACAGAGTAACAGGGAAATATTCAGGTTATTGAAAAAACACACTATATGACCGTTATATGAGGTCTGACAGTGTGTTTTTCATGTGTAACAAGTAAACAAATAACCCCCGGCTGATTCCTTTGCAATGGAACAATCAGCCGGGGGTTTGCACTTCTGCTTGTCATTGATTTTATCATGAAAAAAATCAATTTTCAAGCAGAAAGGAAGAACGAGGATGAAAGAAATGATTTGTACGGCGTTAGGTGTGGTTGGTTCAGCAATCGCATCTTTTTTTGGTGGTTGGGATGCGGGACTTGCAACCCTTCTGATCTTCATGGGTCTTGACTATGTTTCAGGACTGATTGTTGCCGGGGTATTCCACAAGAGCAACAAAACAGACACAGGTTCACTTGAAAGCAAGGCGGGGTGGAAAGGTCTTTGCAGAAAGTGCATGACCCTGATCTTTGTATTAGTTGCGTACCGCCTTGATCTTGTCATTGGCACAAATTACATCAGGGATGCAGTAATCATTGCGTTCATTGCCAATGAAACAATTTCCCTTGTGGAAAATGCGGGTCTTATGGGTGTACCACTCCCGGCAGTCATTACCAAGGCAATTGATATTTTACAGAAAAAGACAGAAAGTGAGGGTGAATAATGGGTTTAGTAGTAGGTTCAGCAAGAATTGATGAAAACGGCAACATTTCCGGCGGTGCGTTGGGGGATAACAACGGTAAGGAAGTAAGTACACAGCCGTATTACTTACACAGCAAGGGTTGGTATGTTTTAAGACCAAAGACTGTTGCACTTGCAAATGGTCTTGCATCTGCAATGTCAGATGCGTGTGCAAATGATAATATCGGTTACGATCAGTCTAACCGCTATGGTGTCATTAAGATGGTCAGAAAATACGGCACTATGAAAGCGATCAAGGAAAAGACAGAAGCAGACTGTTCTTCCTTGGTTCGTGGCTGTTGTATTCAGAATGGTTTTGACCCCGGTGATTTTGCAACATCAGGTGAAGCAGCCAAACTTGAAGCAACTGGAAAATTTGAAAAAAGGCAGCCTGTCAGTGCCAATACTGTTTTATATAATGGTGACGTACTGGTTACAAAAACATCAGGACATACCGTTATTGTAGTAAGTGGAAACAGCAGATCAGCAAACAACGGTCAGAGTGCTGCACCAGTTACTTCAAAGACTGCAAAGTCATCTGCACAGAAAAAATCATCTGCTGTTGCCGGAACGTATAAGACAAGCACAGACTGTTATATGCGTCACGGTGCGGGTAAGCAGAACGCAGCAATGGTTGTGTTGGAACATGGGACAGAAGTGAAATGCTACGGTTACTATTCTGAATATCAGGGTGTAAAATGGCTTTATGTTCAGGTGACATACAAGGGTGTGAAATACACTGGTTTTGTTTCTGAACGTGTTATGAATAAACAGTAACCGTGTGTTACTAATTTGTTACTAAATAGCGGGATTTTGCAAGATTTGCGGAGATATTCAAAACTGAACTTTTCAGCAAATACGGGCAAAAAGCGGGGTGTTATATCAATGAAATTTATGATATAATGTGCGTAGCAACGAGCAGTGCCAGTCGAAAAGCAAGAGTCGAAGCCGGTGCTCGCACAAGGCAGGTGGCTCTTACTTTTCGGCTGATAGGGCGACTGCCCGACAGCGAAAAAAGCGAAGCTTTTTGAGAGGGGCACTGCGGATGAATGTTTGCATGATTGAAACGCGTATCATGATATAAGATTATTATTAAGACGCTTGCCGTAATGCAGCAAGATGTGATAAGATAGCACTATTATGGAAAAGGAGAATCCAATGGAATTATACGAATTGATTGATTTGAACGATTGTCCGCTTTGTGGCGGAGGCGCTCTGCTTGAGGAGGAGAATGGCTGTTCCTACTATGTTATGTGTATGGAATGCGGATGCCACTCCGTCAACATCGACTTCCACAATGAGAGCGAGAGACGGCAGGCAGCGGAAAAAACAGCGTTACTCTGGAACACAGGCAAAGTTATTTCCAGCAGTCCGGGAGAATGATCGGGAGGCTGTGAGATATAAGTGACTGCCACATCCGGCAGACACAGGATAGTTACACAGAGACACAGGTTGTTAAACAGGGAGGAAAAGTTATGTACGATTACTATGACTATGGGGATGTTTATCAGGAAGTGTTCGGGGGAAGCTCCGTGACATCTAACCTAATATCATTTGCACTGTTTGTGCTGATGATCGTTGCGTTATGGCGCATTTTTGACAAAGCCGGGGAGCATGGATGGGCTTCATTGATCCCATTCTATAAGGACTATGTTCTTTATAAAGTATCCGGCAAGAAGAATTTATTCTGGGGATTTTTGATTTGCTCAATTTTGAGCATAGGAGCGGTCGCTGCATTTGCGGTGTTGTTTTTTGTCATTGCGGTCGGAGTGCTCAATAGCGCGCTCTATTATGATCCGTCCGATGATGTTCTGATGACATAAGGATTTGTCGTGATCATTGCGGGACTTGTGCTTGTTGTCTGCGGAATCCTTTGTCTGGTTTTCCGGGCAATGCAGTGCGCAGGACTTGCAAAGAGCTTTGGCGTAAGCGGCGGATATGCAGTCGGACTTTTCTTCTTACCGCATATCTTTTACAGCATTCTGGCATTTAGCAAGGATAAGGTGTACTATGGACCGGACGGAATGAATACCAATAATCCGTATGGATATAATCAGCCGTATGGACAGAATTATTATGGTCAGCAGGGAATGAACCAGCAGTATTACGGACAGCCTCAATATGGTCAGCCAAACTATGGACAGCCGCAGTACGGTCAGCCAAACTACGGACAACCGCAGTATGGACAGCAGCAGCAGGCAGCACCACAGTACGATCCGAACTACGGACAGCAGCAGGCAGCACCACAGTATGATCCGAACTACGGACAGCAGCAGCAGGCAGCACCACAGTACGATCCGAACTACGGACAGCCGCAGCAGACGGCACCGCAGTACGACCCGAATAACGGACAGCAGCAGTACCCACATTCAGACAACAAGGGCGGAGATTATTCCGCACCGGAGGACTAAAGAGAAAAGGAGCAAATCGCAGGAGTAAGCAGCTATGGCTAATTTCACTCGTAAAGCAATAAAACAAACTTTTATTACCTTATTGGAGGAACGCCCGCTAAGTGAGATCACCGTTAAGGATATCGTAGAAAAGTGTGGCATTAACCGCAATTCCTTCTACTATCATTTTCAGGATCTTCCTACACTTCTGGAGGAGATCATCAAGGAGGAAGCGGAAGGATTTATACATAGTTATCCATCGGTCAGCTCGATCGTGGAATGCTTCGATGCGATGATCAAATTTGCTTCAAAGAACAAGAAAGCGATCATGCACATTTACCGGTCGGTAAGCCGTGAGTCGTTTGAGCGGCATCTAATGAGCGTGAGTGAGTATTTTGTCCAGCAATATATGGACACGGCATTAAAGGACGAGGAAATATCCGACAAGGATAAACAGACGATCGTCCGCTACTACAAGTGCGTATGCTTCGGTCTGATCATCGACTGGCTGAACAACGGCATGCAGGAAGAACACGCACAGTCTGTCCGCCGGATGTTCCTTATACAGAAGGACTTTTCCAAAGAAGTATCGGAATTTCTTCAAGGACAGATCTAGTGTGCCGCCATGCAGCTGCCAGAGGTAATCTGCCGCAGCATTCATTCGGCAATATGAAGCATATATAACAATATGGATTTAGATAGACACGGAACCCCTCCGTGTCTATTTTTTATTCAAAAAAGCGGGATGTGTCTATTTTTTATACATCCGGCACAGAGCTGACTGTGTGCAAAGTAATAAAAATTTTATATATTGCTATACAGGAAAACGGTTTTGACCGTAAATGTTGAAAAAAGGAGGCTTACAAAATGAAGATGCGTTCCGTACTTCCGATGAGGATAGCAAAATATGGTTACATCCTGTTATCGATCGTATTCTGCATCGCGGGAATCGTTATGTTAGTAGTTCCGGCACCATCGGAAAAAGTAATCGGCAACTTCTTTGGAATCGCAATGCTGGTATTCGGTGTTGTAAAGCTGATCGGCTACTACTCCAAAGATTTGTTCCGACTGGCATTTCAGTATGATCTGCAATTTGGACTTTTGCTTTTTGTCCTCGGTCTGATCACACTGATCAACCCCGGAAATGTCATGGGCTTCATCTGCATCTCCCTTGGCATCTGCATGCTGGCAGAGAGTATGTTCAAGGTAAAGATCGCGCTTGAGGCAAAGGGCTTTGGAATCCGGGTATGGTGGCTGACCTTTTCACTGGCAATTATAACCGGTGTTATGGGGCTGTTACTGGTATTCAGGCCATCCGATGCAATGCAGGTTATGATGGTATTGCTTGGCATTTCACTTCTTGCCCAGGGAATCTTAAACCTAAGCGTTGCGCTCAGCATGGTCAAGATCGTTAAGAACCAGGCACCAGATATTATTGAAGCAGATTATTATGATATGAAGGAGGACTAAACAGATGCGTTTTTCAAAAGCGGTTGTTAAATTCCGCGTACCGATTCTGATCCTTACCATATTGCTGATGATCCCGTCAGCGATAGGAATGGCAAAAACCCGTGTTAATTACGATATGCTGACCTATCTGCCAAGCGATATGGAAACCGTAATCGGACAGGACGAATTGCTGGAAGATTTCAACAAAGGAGCTTTTACATTTTTGATATTTGAGGATATGCCAAACAAGGATGTGGCAAAACTCAAAGAGAAGGTAGAAGCCGTAGATCATGTAGACACTGTACTCTGGTACGATTCGCTTGCAGATTTATCTGTACCGATGGAGCTGTTACCGGACAAGATCTACAAAGAGTTTAATACCGATCACTCAACCATGATGGCGGTATTCTTTGACACAGGAACATCCGATGACCTGACAATGGAGGCGGTAAAAGAGATCCGTTCCATCTGCGGCGAGCAGTGCTTCGTATCCGGCATGACCGCACTTGTTGTCGACTTAAAAGACCTGTGTGAGCAGGAGGAGCCGATCTATGTCGGACTCGCCGTATTGCTTGCATGTGTTGCAATGCTGATCCTGCTGGATGGCTGGCTGATACCTTTCGTATTCCTTGCATCCATCGGCGCAATGATCCTTATCAACCTTGGAACGAACTACTTCCTCGGTGAGATCTCTTATATAACGAAGGCGTTGTCGGCGGTATTACAGCTGGCAGTTACCATGGACTACTCGATCTTCCTGTGGAACAGTTATAAGGAAGAAAAAGCGAACCTGCCGGACGACCACAATGAGGCCATGGCCATCGCCATCGGCAAGACACTGAACTCCGTGGTCGGCTCGTCCATCACGACGATTGCCGGATTTATTGCATTGTGCTTCATGAGCTTCACGCTGGGCCTGGATCTCGGTCTGGTGATGGCGAAGGGCGTGGTG